GTCTAATACCTTTAACCTTTCAATCAAATCGGTTGTTGTTAGCTTTGTTTCATAAAGCATTTCCTTTGCGAATGTCTGATTCTCTTTGAACCCTATTTTGACTAATGCAGTTGGCACGGAATAACCAAAGTCCAAACCATAACAGACCTCACAATCATCAGGGAACTGACCTAGCTTCCAATGGGTGTAAATAATTTCCTGACTCTTACCTCTTTCTCCCAGTCCAAAAACCTTCCACAGGTTCTCATCGGCATCCTTTAAACTTTCAATCTCTGCCACCTGTTCCTTTGGTAGGAATGGATTGTTTTTGTAGGTAGAATGGATTAATTTATTCCCCTCTTTGTCTGCTATGTCATAAACCCAGCTTGCCTCATCCACAGGGTTAAAATCTAGGAATATCGTCTGTCTAGTTCTTAAAGCCAACTGCTGATAAATACTAAATGGCAGCAGGTTCGCCTCATTAATATACAAAATATCTCTTCCTGGCCCTCTCACCTTACCCGAATCCTCTGCCCCAAAGAACTCTATATAAGAGCCATTAGGGTAGTGGTACACATTGTCAGTTTTATTGAATGCCTCATCCGAATAGATGCCAGCATCCTCTAATATCTGTAGAATGTCTCGCCTTGCACCTCTTTTAAGGTGGGGTAAGGATGGACTAACAACTGAAATCGTCACCTTTTCCTTATGCGGTATGTAAAGAGCTAGCAGTTGACTTAAACTGTACGTTTTGCCTGATCTTGTTGAACCTTGGTTGGCTATTACCCGATATTGTCGGGATTGATATGCCTCCAAATTCCACTCAAAGACTTTCGTATATTTTATTTCAACTTCCTTCATTGACAGGTTTGAATATAATGTTAATGCCACCATCAACCTTTATATCCTGTTCTGCCTTTTCTTTTTGACCTAACCTTTGTTTGCCTAACCAAACTAACATGGTCCGGTCCTTATCTTTAATGGCTGCCTCAAACTGAACTTTTTTCAGAATCAGGTCGCCCTTTTGCTTTTTTTCTTGGGAAAACTCTGAAAACATTATGCCATTATCTGTTTGGCATCTGTCATAAAGTGTTGGTGCTGAAATACCTAGCATGGCAGCTATCTCTGTTCCTGTGCATCCTGCTTCTAAATACTCAGCAACTAATTCCCAGTTAATATCGGCTTGCGGTCTTGACAATGGTTATTTTTTCTTTTTAGCCATTTTAGGTAGCTTCTTTCCTTTGCTTTTTCTATTCCACTCATCTACGTTAACACCTTGCTTTTCAAGTTTCTTCTTGTTAGCATTAAAGAAAGCAGCCTGTTTTTGACTCTTATATGGCATATAAATAAAGCCCTCAACCCCGAAGGATTGAAGGCCATTGTGTTTAGTTTACCTTTAAATTCACACCCTAATATACAACTTTTTTCTGATATAGTAAAATTTACTTATTCACATTTAAAGTTTAGGGTTCCATTCTGATAGGATTCTTACCATTTCCAGCATTATTCCTTGGCCACCTTTGGTATCTAAATGATACATACCATCTAAGCATTTGACCTCTAATGAGGCATCAGCAGGGCAGAATATATACTTTGCCTTTGTCATCATTGGGATATCCCATGCAGAGTCTCCTATGGCAATATCGTATCTAAAAGGGATTGTTTCTTTGTTTCTTATAACGTGCAACTCTGCTCCTGACCTTTTAAGGTAGCTTTCTGCTCCTGGCCATGATGATGCGGTTACTAAATGCACCTGAAACCCCATGCTAATTAGTTCCTTTATTGCACCTAAGTCTTTGTTATTGAATGACTTAATTATTTCCCCTTGATGATTTACCCATATTTTACCATCTGTTAGGCATCCATCTATGTCACAGCATATTACCATAAATTACTTTTTAATTATCCAATAAAACCATTCTCTGCCCAATAATTCTATTTTCTTAAACATATATGGAGGCCATGCAATGATATTTTTACCTTCTTTTGAGGATATGTGCATTAACCCAAAGTCATCTAAGTCTATATTCCATTGATGAAAACCTGCCCAATTTTCGTGGTTAGCCTCATTGGTGAATCCTTGTACTATCAAATATCCCCCAGGCTTTACGGCTTGAATTAGCTTTTCTAAGGCTAAATTAGGGTTTTGGCTATGGTCTAAAGCATTGGAAATGTGTACAATATCATATTCATTCTTAAATACTAGTTCCTCTGCTGGCATAGGCAAAGGGGACTTTAAGTTATGCTTCTGATAATCAAAGACTAATCTGTAAAGGTCTCCCAATGGGTCACAGGCAGTTACATTTACTAAACCATTTAGCAAAGAGCAAACCCCTGATCCTACATCCAAAACATGGTCATTAGGCACAGATAGGATAAAATCAGCCACCTCCTGATTGAGTTCCGGTGTTTTGACTTTTTTAACCCAGCCATTTAAAAATCTTTCTGTTTTTACAAACCCTTTCCAAAAGTTTAATTCATGGTAAATCCCATGTAGTTCTAAAGTTGTCATTTTGTGTGTTTTATTGCTCTTTTATTTATAATGTCCTTTTTATGGCTCAATTTTATATGTTTTTGTGCCTTTTATGGCTCATTTTTAGGTTTTATATGCTTTTACGTTTCCGTTAATGTCGCTTTTTTGTAACAAATTCACGACAAATTTGTTATTTAATTACCCAAAATTCGGTGTATTTCCGAATAAGTCAAGATTTTGTTACTGATTTTGGCAAATTAGTGACATCATTTCGGCCATAGCTTATTTTGCCAATCCTTGCCATACTTTTGAATCATGTGGTTTTGGCTTATAGGAGTCCAGTAGTTTCTTAATTGTTTTCTAATCTGCCCTATTGGATGCTCTTTTTTATTCCTTAGATATACGTGATTTAATTCAACTCTATGGTCCACCCCTACCTTATGCCCTTGTTGCCTCATTCGGTAACACCAATCCAAATCCATATAGTAATAGGGTAGCATTTCATCTAATGGGTCATTAGCGAATAAATCAGCCCTGACCATTGGGGCAGTCCATTCTATAAAAGGTGTTTCACATGGAACATCACCCATTCTCCATTGAAACCTATGGTCGCTGGTTGACATTGCCGGATGCACACCTGCCCATCCTGTCTTTTCTAAAGTCTCAGCTAATTTGTATGGCATATCCTTATCAAAGGTGATATTGGAGACAAACCAAAGGTAATCGGCATCCCATGATGCATCCATAAGGATTGAATTGTAAGCCCTTGACATATTACCTACTCCATCCCTACTGACTAATTCATAAGGTAAGCCAGTATCTTCTACACATTTTAAGGTGTCTGTAAATTCAGGCTCTAAGTATTCCAATAAAACAATAAGTATTTTCATTTAGTTAATATTTGATTTATTTTATCCATCCAATAATCCCAATTATAAGTTTGCACATACCAATATGCATTATTCTTAATATCTGCAAAATGCACAGGGTTATTTAAGGCAAAGTTAGCTGAATCAATTACCTTGTCTAAGTTGTACTTAGTCTTATAGCTGTTTTGGTCATTCAAATCGTCATCCCCTTCTATTATTCCCCTAATAGTCACAGTTCCCTTTGTCATAGCCTCTAATGGTGCTGTTGATCTTGCATCATACTTTGTAGCCTTAATCATTATGGTGGCTTCTTGATAGAGCCTATTCATTTGCTCTAAGCTAGGCCTAACAATGTACTCATCATAAATATTATCAATAGCCTTCTTTAATCCAAAACCCTTAATCTTGTAACCCTTTTGTTTAAAGTAAAAAGCAGCCTTTACTGCAATTTTATCTACATCTTTTGCCTGATTGGTTGGCTCTGGTGACTCTAAAAGAATAATGTCACCATCCTTATCTGCATAACTAATAGGAAAGTCATTAAAGTTAACCCCATTGCCTATATAGTGTATTGGTGCAGTCCTTTTGTAAATAGTTTGTAAATGCCTAATGTTCCATTGGCTTATAGATATTAATGGGTAGTGACTTGTATAAAGTCTTTCGCAGTCTGCTTTTAGTTTCTTGTTATTAGGGTTGAATAAATGCTCTAGCATCTGTAAAAAGATAAACTTTTTAACTGGCTTATCCTTGCTGAGTAAATATGCACCATGAGGGCTTGTAATGATCGCTATTTCGCATTGTGCCATTAAACTGATAGTGTTTACTATCTTACATTTAATAGGCATAAAATCGCACCTAACAGGTCCAGCTTGATTGTATAGTATTACCCTATGCCCTAAGTCAGTTAATCTGTTAGCCCATTCATTAATGACACGAATGCCACCGTGTGGACTGTTTATATTAGGGGATTGGATAAATATTTTCATATTTCGTATTTGGACTTTCTAGGGTAGAGTTTCTCCATTAATATTTTAAAGTCTGCATTAACCGCATATGAGCCTATGGAAAAGAATAGCTTACCCTGTAACTTACCAATCCATTGATGTTGCGTAAACCATGTGTTAACCTTAAAATCAGGCATTAATTCAAAAGGTCCATCAATCTGCTTAGTGTATGCTGATTTGATTACATACTCCTGACTCCAATCTAACTTAAGAAGATTAGCAAAAAGGTGCTTATTGTAAACAATAGGAACGTGGATGTCTGTATAGTAATTATTCTTACCAGGTAGGTTATTAGTGGCTGTGATGGCTTTCTTGTATAATCCTGTTGCCTTGTGCGCCCATAAAAAGCAGTCACCATCATACCAATATTTAAAGTCTTTTACATCTAAGTCTTTTAGCAGGAAATGGTCATCATTCCAAAACAGAAAATCATCCCCTGTAACCCATTCGCATCCAGTTAGTATCTTTTGGAATATGCTAAAATTCTTTCTGCCTGGCTTATCAGGTACGTCAAAATACTTGACATTCTTAATCCATTTAGGTCTTTCTCCTATTAGTAATATTTCGCCATAACCC